TGTGAGGGACACCTGGGATATTTTATCCCGTAGTGTCGCGCATATCATTGTCACCCCTATTTCCATTGCGGGTGCTTCATATGCATTCTTTTTATTCTGTGTAAATGTAGCGGCAGATGCAGTCACATTTGCTTCTATTTTTGGCACGGGGTATTTATCACGAAGTGTACTCTGGGTTATTACCCTTGTTACTACATCTTTCCTCCCAGCAAACTGGCTTTGGCTAGGTCCTGCTGTATGGTTTTTTGGTGCCATTGGCTCCCTTAAAGTTGTCCATGGTATGTTCACCACTTTTTTCCGGATCAGGAAATGGTTGTGGCATAAAACCGATAAAACCACCCAAACGGCGATTATATCGTCGGCATCCGCCGTTCTTTCCACCGTCGGCGTTATTTCACTTGGCTATGTAACTGTGAAATCATTTATGATTTTGTGGTCTAAAATAGTGGAAGAAAGAAAGAAAAGGTATGAAGCTACCTTTGAACCTGAATTTGAATCCAAAGGAACACCGGATTCATTTTTCAAAATGCTTCAACAGGGCCAGATATGGCTCACCTGGTTTAATTCTACTGCCGAAATGGTGCGTCGTCTTGAAACCTTCAAGGATTTGAATGTTAATCTTTCAGTCCTTGCTCATGCTGCACGCAACTTTCAAAATTTCGTCCCAAGAAAACAGAATGAGGCTGCAGGTGATTTCACTGTTGGGTGTTCTAATTGCAACCAGCTCTTACCAATGTGTAATTGTAGAGCTTGTTGCCCCAACATATATGAGGAGACGGAATTAAATCTCCTCCCCGTTACGATTGATCGTGCCCTTCGTGACACCAATATCATAACGTCCCATAAAGCCACGAGCACACGTGTACAACGTGTTGTTACTGGCACCGATGAATCCGGTAATGATATCCGGTCATTGGCTTATCAGTTTAATTGTCGTGATTGCAATAAATGGCACACAATAACTGAATACAAGACTTGGTTCTGTCCCAAGGACCACCCTTGCCATTACGCTCTCATAAATGGTTTGCAAGATCTTGCAAAGCGTGACATGAGGTGTATTGAGTGTGCTTGGCCTGACTTGGCTGAGCCAGCTAAATGTGCAACAGCCGATAACTTCTCTCCTGTGGGAATCCTTGAAAAAGCCAAACATCTTTTGGAAGGAATTGTTGGGGAGAATGTTTGGGAAGGCGACTTGAACATTGATGCAAAAAAGGCAGCATATTATGCAATTATGACTGCCATAGGCGCAACCTCTATTGCATTAATATATAAATCGGAAAAGCTCCAAGACCTGGCTGGTTCCCTTAAACAAGGGGCCCAATCATGGAAGGATAAAGCCGGTTCAATTTATGATGGTTGCGTGCTCGGAGCTGCCGAGACAAAACAGCATTTTTTTGAATGGGTCGACCCTAGACCCAAGATATCTGAGGCCCCTAAAGAGTCTCCAGAGTCTTTCACAGAGAGGGAGATAAAAATTATCTCCCGTATAGCTGATTTGGAGGAGAAGCTTGAAAGCCTCCCTGCCTCATTAGACGGAAAGTTTGATGAGCTTAAATCTACCATGGAAACATTTTTCCGGAATAATGCCGGACCTGCAGTGAGGATGCTCGCAGCAGCAAATTTAATGGAACCGAATCCGCCTGAATCTGAAAATAAACCACGAGGTTTTGAACGCCTCGACCCTGAACATAGATGTCTGGAGTCCGCCCCTAATCCTAAAAAAGAAGGAAAGGGCGGCAGAGGAAAAACTACCTTCGAGAAGGATAGTTCAGGGAAGAACGTTGCAAAAACACCCAAGTTAGGGCAAGTGCAACCAGGATTTAGTGCCCCCAAGAAATCACCTCTTGGTAAGGCGCTTACTCTTATGAAGATGGATCGTGTACGAACAAATTACTTTTCTGATCACAAAAAACACAACAGTCTTCAATTTGATCAATATTTTGACCAATGCTATAAGGCATACGGTAAAAATTTTGATCCTCAATTTTACATTGACCGTTACCCAGACGAGTTCGCGATCTGGGGCATCACGTCTGGCCATGATCTTGGTTCTGAGTTTGAAGACTGGATTTACGAAAATGGATATTACACCATTGTTGATGAAGAAATTCAAGACTTGGAGGAGGAATGGAATCAGATTGATGAAAGGGAATGGGAAGACGAGAAAGATCGTTACCTTGCCCTTGCCAATGACTCTAGAACTCATTTGGTTCACGGTTATGAAGACTATGAGGACCAATATGAGGCCAAGGGGGCAAAAGCTTCCCTTCAGAAAAATTTAAAAGACCTCTCTTATGAGGCACAATTAATCAAAGAGGATATTGAGAGAAATTTATTAGCTGCACTCAATCCTCAACATGCAAACATTGCGAAAATGTATTCACAGCATGAATCCAAATGCAGCAAAAGTTGCCCCGGCAAGCGTAAAGTTGGAGGATCAAATATCCTCACTTGCCCCTGCAACCCGTGCGCCAAATGTGGCGCTGTACCCATTTTGCATGAACAAACCATCAGTGTGAAGGGAGTAGAACACAAACAACGGTACTATAAGTGCCCAAAAGGCTGTAAGCCAAGTGATTGCTTCCCGAAACCCTGTGGTGAAACTCATCTTAGGGTGGTGTTGGAAAATAATGTGCGGAAAGCCATTGACCAAACACCTAAAGCCTCAAAAGAGGCTAAAGGGCCAGTTGCCCAAGAGGCACCTGCCCAAAAACCAACTAAATTGGTGTTCCGTGAAAAGGAATATCCCTTTAGCAATAGAGGGAGAGATGACTCAAAAACATCTTTGCCAATTAATGGGAAGGGTAAAGAGGAAGAACCTTCCAAGTCTACCTCCCCATCCCATGAAGCCGCAATGAGCGGCAACCCAGCCATGAATCTTGTCGCTATGACAAACACAAACAACAGACACCAAGTCCCCCTTAAGGGTAGCGACGGATCCATTGAGTGTTGGGGTTCATTAATTAGAACAAAAGTGGAGGGAGTTGATTTAACAGCTCTCGTTCACAATCATCACGCCTATGAATATGGCGTTCGCCTTTATGGCGACGAAGGGTATATCTTTAATCCAGAGCACACTTGTCAGTTAAATGACTCGGACTGGGCCATCACCCTCATTGACCAAAAACAAATTCCTCAGGGAGTTGCCTTGACAAAATTCTCGGTTGCCCCCGACAAGAAGTGCAGGTGGTACATGTTCCCTCGTAGAGATGGAATAGACACTGTTACGCACTATGATGGTTGGGAAGTAGATAAATTCTCCCCAACCAAATTCCTCCATAAGGGCTCTACTGATCGTGGAGACTGTGGGAGAAGAATTATTACGGTTAATAATGAGGTTATCGGTATTCATTCCGGAACTCATGGAAAAGACATTGAAAACTATTTTCTCGGGGTAACCCCCGATGTCATCAGTTGGCTTCTTGAGCCAATTAAGATGACTCCTCAATGAAACATCTTCGAAAGTGCATCAGGTAACCGCAGGACCTGGACACATGCACAATTTATAGAAGGCAAATCTGTCTTCCAACCTGCGGACTTTGACATTGGTGAACCCGTGAACGAGCCCTTTTGGAATAAGCTCAAAAAAGATTCACCAAATGCGCGTTTTCATTATTTACAATGTATTGGCGTAACCCGCCCAAGAAAACCTTATCCCACCGACGGTTTAAATTACCGTGTTGAATATAATGACTATTTTAAAGAGTGGGATCCGAACCGCACATCTAAGCTGTTCGAAAATGCTACTTACCATATGGTGAGAGCAACAAAGGAGTCTATGGACATATCAATTAATAAGATGGATACTAAGGCCATTTGTCCTGACCCCAAAACCGACGAGGTCTTCCGTATTACACTTAGTTTAGTCATTAAGTACCTCGAATATATGCGGTCAACTGTCGACCCAAAAAGACAGATAGAATTTAATGGAGCAGCCGCCCCAGGTCTTGGCTATTCTGGAACCAAAGCAGACGCTTTAAAAAGCGAGCGCTTTAAGCGCAATTTTCCCAGTTTAGATAAAGTCCCTGTCGACGTGTTAAACGATAAGAATGAAGAACTTGCTAAAGAAGATTTAGATCGAAAGAAAGTTCGGACAGTATTCGGCTCTCCCGTCGACTTCGTGGCAAAAGAAAAAATTGCTTACGGAGGACAAAACGAGAAAATCAAAAACAACCATAGACATAGCTGGATAAAATACGGATGTGTTAAACAATATGGTGGCTTCGACATTATTTTTAAGCTCATAGAGCGATTTCTATTACGTGCAGAATCTGACTGTTCCGGTTGGGACAGAATCATTTTTCTTTTATTTGTGTATTTTGTACGTCACTCCCTCTTGGACAATTATGTTGATTATAGAAATTTATGCGACTTTGTGTCGTTTTTCAACATCCATGGGGTAGTAATACTTCCTGATGGCACCATTTGGATCCGGGATACCGGATGTTCAAGTGGTAAAAACAATACAACAACTGATAATTCAATTGGCCATCTAATTATAAAATTTTATATGCTCCTTTCAAGAGCAAAAGAACTTGGCAAACCATTAAAACTTTCAACTATTTTAGAAAATGCCGAGTGTGCCATTTATTCTGACGACAAGATCATTTCACTAGATCCGGAATTTTGGCAGTGGGATGTTGAATCCTACAAGGCTTTTGAGGCCAAAATTTACTTAAAATTTGGCTTGACAATCAAGCCATCACAACAATTTGTGACCATGGGCGTTCCTGGTAAACCAGTTGACCCGGGACATAGCTTCCTAGGCAGTTTCGCCCATTTTAATGATACATATTCAATGTACATTCCCTACCCAAGAGTAGGCAAAGTGACAAGTTCACTTATTAATAAATTACCAAATCTTGACGACGAACTTATTTTTCGTCGCTTTTTAGTCCTCGCTACACTTATATACCCCAACAGGGAACTTTTTAAAGAGGCAATTTCACTAATCAAATTTTACATGTCTAAAAACCCCCAAAATAACGCTACATACCAGATGATTCTGGAGGAGCACTCTCTTGATCTAGATGTCGAGACTGAATTTCTCAGGCTTTACATAGGTTTTGAGGCTAATCCTAGACATCCTCCTTTTAATTTTTTTGTGGAGGACGGAGATTCAATAACGCATGAGTTATGGAAATTTGAAAACTCTGATGTCAGTGCAAAAAACAACTACGAAAGTAACTCGGACGCCGGCGAAACACATGTCAAATGTGGATCACCAGCTCCAGAAAGACCGTAAAAGATTAGCAAAGGACCTTGCCAAAGTCAACATGGTAAGAAGTCCTCCTAAAACGACCACAAAGGTCGTAAAGACAGCGTCCGGCAAAAATATTGTCGTTCAACCAATCCCAATGTGTGCCGCAAATTATGCTATGGTATTAGCAGACCCATGGAATGGGATGGAGGCTTGCCTCCCGTGTGATTTGATGCCACTCCCGTCGCAGAAAAATTACGCCTTTTGCCGCACAGATATGGTCATTGGCCAAGACGGCATCGGTTTTGCACTTGTGAAACCGGCTGCTGCTGTTGACCTGCCTTGTGTTGACACAACAACTGCTGCTAGCACGGGGACATTAACAACCCCCTTACAGGGCTTTTCAAGCACCTTACAAAGCTACCAGTCAAATAACCCTTTTACAGTATCATCCTTTATGGATGGTGCCGTTTCATCACGCTTTACCGCGTATGGAATCTCAGTACAATATGATGGAAAACTCATGGACCGAAATGGAGTAGTCTATTGTTTTGAAGAACCAGACAACCAATCATTGGAGGCATGGACCCCAAACGAAATCTTCTCAGCCAATTTTTCCAAGCAATATGCGGTAACTGAAAAGAAATTTACAGTATGCCACAGTGGCCCAACTGATCCTTCCGATTTGGAGTTTCGGTCTGGAACCACTGGCACATTGCCCAGAGGAACTGACTACACAATGGGTATTATTGTTTCCGGAGTACCCGGAGACAAATACATTGTGAACGCTGTTCTCCGATGTGAATACATCGGGAACTCCGTTTCCGGTAAGACCATGACCCACCCTGCAGGCGGTGTCTTTGGTGCTGTAGTTGCAGCTGCTAAGGATGTTGTCCTAAAGAGTGGCCCTCTAAAGCCTGCCGACTCCCCCTCTTTGTGGGAGACTATGAAGAAATTCGTCGCTGAAAATGCGCCATTCCTTGCAAATGCTGGCATGGCAATTGGTAAAGGGATCGCCGCAATAGCAACGCGGAACCCGGCCATTGGCATGTCAGCTTTAGGTGACCTGGGAGCAGCCGTCATGGGCAACAGTGGTCCATCTGGAAATTTAAGATTGACCGACACCCAAAAAATGGTTATGGCAGCAAATGCTAGACCTGACGGAACCTCAAAACCAAAACTACCTCATATTCGAGCTGATCCATACTTTGAATATGACAACCCATATCTCTACCAGTATTACAATTTGTCCATTGTGGCAAAAATCACTGATGATTCTCCCGCAGGAATGTGGTTGGTCCCTTTGATCAACCCGTCTGCTGTGACAAACATCAACCGTTTGAGTCTTTATGACAAGAACGGAGACCCTGAATGGTGGAGGGATTGGAATTGGACTGTATGGCAATACCTGGTTGAGGGTACAACAACCCAATCAGGAACTACACCATTTGCAGTTTCCCCTCATGAATATGAATTAACATTATCAATTAAATCTGAGTTAGAAGGGATGTTTCAAAACTGGATAGACACTTTTCTCGGGCAAACCCCGCCAGCAATTAAAAAGCCGGCACCCCGAAACAAAATGCTTGAAAACACCCTTAAACATGAGAATGCAGGAGAACCCAGCATTCCGGATATCGAAGATATCCACACCTTTGTTAGGCCAAACTTTAAAGCAGGCCCCATCTTTATTAAGAGGGAAACACCTGAATACTTTTTGCTTAGCGAAGGACATGACAACTTTGAAAAACTCAAAGAGAAGTATGGTTTGTATGATAAGCAGCACGTGAAAATCAATCACAATTACGAGGAGTATCCTGAACTCTTCGTTTTATACTATCATTAACCGCACTTCCTGGGAAGGAAAACCCAGACTAATCAAACCCCACTGGAGTAGCGTCCGGTGCTGTACTTAACCACACCCCGAAAACCACAGGGGAGAAAGTCCCAAAGCCTAGGGTTTATATAGGCCTCATCTGTGGAACAGCGCTGAACACGTTGTTTTACCTTGTGTGGAAATGCCGTACATGAACTACCGATCGAGGAGATTAGTGTATGATGAAAATAAGTCGCAGCCGAAAAGGTATAGCGTACTCGAAACTGGACATAACCTCGATGACCAAGTAAGCGGGGC